GAGCTACGCGAAACCCTTGTGTACCAAGCGCCAAAAGAGCTGGGCGCTATATGGTCAGAGTTTGAAGCTATGCGCGACAGGGTGAAGGCAGAACGTGCCGAAGTGCAGCGGCAAGAATTACAGAAACAACAGATGGCAGCTTGGCGAAGGGCAAGAATAGTAAAGAAGGTAAAAGAACAAACGACACTAATCTGTGCAGTATTGTTCGTAACAGGGTGGTTTTTATGGCTAATGATAATGATAAGGATGAGCGAGACGTACCGTGGTCTTTACTCATCGCCGTCATCGCTCTGTGTTTTGTGCTAGTGATTGCACTCCCAGTCATGGGGATAATGTACATGGACATGAACAACGCAACAGTTGCAGCGATGGAAGAAGTAAAGAAAATGCGTGAACTACGCGCCAAAATATTATTAGGAGTACAGGAATAATGCTTACACTACTTTCAACATTTTTGTCGTTTTTGATGGGCGGCTTGCCTAAACTACTCGACTTCTTCCAAGACCGTGCAGATAAAAGCCATGAGTTAAAGCTGGTTCAAATGCAGACCGAGCGCGAACTAGAACTGCGTAAAGCTGGGTTTGAAATAGAACGCCAGATAGAAGAAATTAAGTTAGACGAGATCAAGACCCAGACACAATCTGCGGAGAAAGTCTCGTTAATCGACGCACAAAAAGCGGAGATGAATGCAATCTATGCCCATGATATCGCAATCGGTCAGGGTGCTAGTCAATGGATGGTTAACTACCGCACAGGTGTGCGCCCCACAATTACCTATGGTTTCTTTGGTTTGCTAATGCTAGTAGAAATTGGTTTGTTCTTGTACGGTTGGAACCGTGGTGTTGAGTTTAATACGTTGGCAAACATGTTGTGGGATGACGAGACTCAGGCTTTGTTTGCTGCAATAATCAGCTTCCACTTTGGCGGTCGTGCGTTCGGAAAATGATGTTGGGGCTTGATTTGGTCGTTAACGAGGCAAGACGGAAAGCCAGAAAACATCTTGCATTGACATCCTCAATTGCTGGCTTAACGCCCCAACATATTTAATATAGCATGAAGATATCAGCCAAAGCGCTTGAAATAATTAAACACCACGAGGGTGTAAGGAATAAACCTTACCGGTGCCCTGCCCGACTTTGGACGATTGGCGTGGGCCATGTAATTGATGCAAATCATGCAAGAGTGCCGTTTGAAGACAGGCTAAGTTTGCCTTGCCCAGAAGGCTGGAATCGTGTATTTACAATGGAAGAAGTCGATGCCATACTTGCAAAAGACCTTGAGAGGTTTGCCCGGGGTGTTCTGGCCTATTGTCCTACTGCTGGCAGTCGCCAAAGCTGGCTGGACAGTCTGGTCAGTTTTAGTTTTAACGTAGGCTTAGGCACACTTCAACGCAGTACACTGCGCCAAAAACACAACCGCGGCGATTACGCTGGCGCTGCTGACGAATTTTTAAAGTATTGCAAAGCAGGCGGCAAAGTTCTGAAAGGGCTTGAGAACCGCCGCAAAGACGAACGCGTTTTGTACTTGGGTTAATAAAAATGCCATCCGACATCAAACAAGGGTTACAGCTTTTACAGTTCAGGCCGGGGGTTAACCGCGAAGGCACGACGCTTGCCAATGAGGGCGGTTGGTTTGAGTGTGACAAAATTCGCTTTCGTTCTGGCTATCCGCAAAAGCTTGGCGGCTGGACTCCTATATCCTCCTCAACGTATCAGGGCGTAGCTCGTTCCCTTTTTAACTGGGTGACGCTGCGTGGGTACAACCTTCTTGGTGTCGGCACTAATTTAAAGTATTACGTTGAGAGTGGTGGTACTTACAACAACATTACCCCAATCCGCGCCACAGATACGCTGACTAACCCTTTTACTACAAGTAATGGGTCAAGCACGGTATTGGTTACAGATGCGAGCTATGGTGGCATTACTAATGACTTTGTAACTTTTTCTAACGTAACCACTGTTGGCAGTTTAAATTTAAACGGCGATTATCAGATAACGTACAGAGACGCTAACTCATACTTTATTACTGCGACTGGCACAGCAAATGCATCAACAACAGGCGGCGGGTCAGTAACTGCTTCTTATCAAATTAACACCGGGCTTGACACGTTTGGGTATCTAACTGGCTGGGGTACTGGGTTGTGGGGCGGGGTGATTGATGGCGCTCAACAAACTACGCTATCTGTTTCTTTAAATTCAAGCAATACGAACATAGCGGTTGTATCTACCGTTGGGTTTAACAGTGGTAATGGCACAGTTTTGATGGAGCAGGAACTTGCTACATACACTGGCAATACATCCGTTTTATTTACTGGCGCTACTCGCGGAGCTAACGGCACAATAGCCACTAGCCACACAGCAAATACAATTGTTTACAACGCAAGCTCTTACACTGGCTGGGGTCAATCGGTAAGCAGCGCAACAGGCACACAACTACGGTTGTGGTCGCAGGCAAGTTTTGGTGAGTATTTAATAATTAATCCGCGCAACGGCGCGTTGTATTTGTGGATACCAGCGTACACAGGTTCGGGCGTGTTGACTTTTGGAAATCCTGCTGTACTTTTATCATCTTCAAGTGCGTCGCCGTACACAACGGATACGAACTGCCCAGTTATTGCATCTCAAGTATTGGTGTCAGATGCATCACGTATTGTTATTGCGTTTGGTTGTAATGATTACGGTAGTCAAACACAAGATCAATTATTAATCCGCTGGTCTGACCAAGAGAGTTTTTCTGTTTGGACGCCCGCCGTAACTAACCAAGCTGGTAGTTATCGCCTGTCTTCAGGTTCTAGTATTGTTTCCGCTATACAAACACGGCAGGAGATTCTTGTTTTTACTGATGCCGCCGTCTACTCCATGCAGTATCTTGGACCCCCGTATATATGGGGCTTTAACATTTTATCTAACAACATATCTATTATTGGCCCCAACGCTGTTGCTGCTGCTAATAACATTGTTTACTGGATGGGGCTAGACAAGTTCTACGTATACACAGGCCGTGTGGAAACGACGGGTCGCGTAGAAACGCTGCCGTGCGCACTGCGTCAGTATGTTTTTGGGGATATTAACTTAACGCAGAACTATCAAGTCTTTAGCGGAAGTAATGAAGGCTACAGTGAGATTTGGTGGTTTTATTGTTCGGCTAACTCTACAACAGTAGACCGCTACGTCATATTTAATTACTTAGACAAAGTATGGTATTACGGCACATTGAACCGTAGCGCTTGGTTAGATAGCCCGTTGCGCGAATTTCCTATGGGTGCAACATACCAGCACACGGTTGTTTACCATGAAAACGGTAATAACGACGTAGAAGTTACAGGCACAGAGTTACCAATTAATTCATATATCCAGTCATCTGACTTTGACATTGGGGACGGACACAACTACGGCTTTGTGTGGCAGCTTATTCCTGACATTACTTTTGATGGGTCAAACAACCCAGCGCCTGAAAAACCGTCTGTTGTGCTTACGGTTAGGCCGCGTCAAAACCCCGGCGCTCCTTACGGATCGGCAGATACGCCAACAGTCACGTCTACACAGTCTTACGCCGGACAGCAAAACTACAATGTGCAGGAGTTTACGCAGATTGTGTATACAAGGATACGCGGTCGTCAGATGGCATTTAAAGTTAGCTCAGACACACTAGGTACGCAGTGGCAGTTAGGTGTACCCCGTATTAATATACGTAGTGATGGACGCAGATAAACATGTCTACAGGTACCACAAAATCTCCCGTTTTACCAGTAGCTCCGCTAGAATATAGTGCGTCCTACCACGATCAATTAAATAACATTTTACGCTTGTATTTTGCGCAACTTGATAATCCGGGGGTAAGCGCGGGGTCTACTCAACGCACAGGGAATACGGTTACCGCAGCGTTAAACTTTAGCGCTTTTGATACGTTAACTGGAAATACTGTTGTTAGTTTTGCTACTAGCGTGGAAGAAGCCGCTGGAAAATTACGAGTTGGCGATGTTTATTACGATGTTGCCACTAACGTGTTAAAAATTAAGGTGTCCTAACATGAGCCTACAAAACTTAGCTAACCAGATGCAAGCCACCGGACGTGGCGGCGATACCATGCTCGTCCACATGAACCCAAAAGAAGTTGCGGGTTTACAACAACTAGCTATGGCGCATGGTGGCTCACTAACGGTTAATCCTGAGACAGGTCTGCCAGAGGCGGGGTTCTTGTCGTCTATACTGCCTACCGTACTTGGGATAGCTTTAGCCCCTGCCACAGGCGGCGCATCGCTTGGTTTAACTAGCGCTTTTCAAACTGCCGCGCTTGTTGGTGTTGGAACAGGTTTGATGACGGGCAGCTTAAAGAAAGGTTTGATGGCAGGGCTGGGCGCATTTGGCGGCGCTAGCATGGCTCCGGG